GTTACTAAAACAGAAGTATCATCAAACATTAATAGAATATTAGACAAGATTGATGCATTAGATGCTAAGTTAGATCAAGTCCTTATGGATGGTAGGAAATAATTATGGCTAAAAAATTCGCAGGATTCAAAACAGAGACTCTACAAAATAAGATCCTCCCAGCGCTGGGTTATAGTGGTCCTATGAACCAGAAGTCTATTAATGCTTTCCTAGCATCTAACCCTGCTGCTGCAGCTAAGATGGGTAAGTATACACTAGCAGCTAGACGTGCCATTGAAGGGCAACAAGTAAAGATGGCTGAAGGTGGTATGACACCTTATGATAACAATATGATGATGCAAAGAAGAGGCTATACTTCTGCTCCTATGCAAGGACAGTTTATAAGTCCATCGTTTGATCCTGTAGAAAAATTACCTCTATCTGATGCTGCAATCAAAGGAGAGTTTAATTTAGCGTACCCAGCGCCTCAGCCTGTACAGCTACCAGAAGGTTTATTGCCCGTAGAGCCAAGACCCGGAGGTTCTTTACTACAACCTAGACCTCAGCCTAGACCTACATCTGGTGGAGTACCGCCTCATAGTCATACAATAAGTATGGCACAAGGCGGTGCCGTTAGAGGTTTTCAGGAAGGTGGAGATGCAGGAGAGGACGAAGAAGAAAATACAACACCACCACCCGACAGTCCTGCAAATGTAATGACTAAGGCTATTACATCTGATCCTACAAAGCTTGTAACTACAGCAGGAGTAGTATCTGATACTGGTGAAGGCACTACTATTGCAGAGGGTACAGGTCAAGCAGGGGTTGCTGATACAGCTACTACAACTACTGCAGAAGAAGCGCCTAGTGCTGTGGCTGCTGAAAAGCCTGAAGCGGCAACGGTTTCAGCTAAAACTGTATCGACAGAAGTTCAGGACACGCTTAGTAAAGTTGAGGCTGCTACTGGTAAAATAGGTCCAGATGCTCTAGCAGAGGCGGCTACTATGTCGCCAGATAAATTAGCTTCTCTTGGTCTTACTGCAGCACAGATTACACAGGCACAGACAGTCAAAGCACCTGCCCCACGTAAGATAGAGAAGGGCGAGATGATTGAAGGCGCTACCGTTGATATGGAGCGCGTCAAGAAAGAGGTAAACTTTGAGGCTGCTACAGGTGCACCATCTACAGATGCAACTGTACAAGGACAGCTTACAGGGTTGATGGAAGCCTTTGAGGGTGGCGCTACACCTGCTTGGGCTGCTGGTGCTATGCGTGGTGCTGCCGCTATGATGGCTGCACGTGGTTTGTCTGCTTCATCTATGGCTGGACAAGCGGCTATCCAAGCTGCAATGGAGTCTGCGCTTCCTATTGCTCAAGCAGATGCTTCTACCTTTGCACGATTTGAACAGCAGAACTTAAGCAACCGTCAACAGTCTGCTATGTTTGCTGCAGAGAAACGTGCTGAGTTTCTTGGCATGGAGTTCACTCAAGAGTTCCAAACACGGGTAGCTAATGCTGCTAAGATCAGCGACATTGCTAACATGAACTTTAATGCTGAGCAAACTATTGCACTAGAGAATGCTAGACTTGCTCAGTCTGTAGACTTGGCTAACTTAGATGCACGTAATGCTAAGGTTCTGGCTGATGCTGCAGCTATGAGCCAAGTAGATATTACTAACCTGAACAACAGACAACAAGCTGCAGTAGAGAATGCCAAGTCTTTCTTGAAGATGGATATGGCTAACTTAGAAAATGAACAGCAAATGTCTGTGATTAAAGCACAAGAAATTGCACGTGCTTTGTTAAGTGATCAGGCTGCAGAGAATGCGGCCCGTCAGTTTAACGCCACATCAGAGAATCAAGTCAATCAATTCTTTGCCTCACTAGCTACACAGGTTTCCCAGTTTAATACTGAGCAAGCTAATGCGATGTCTAGGTTTAATGCAGGAGAGGCAAACGCTATAGCACAATTTAATATACAGCAACAGAATGCACGTGATCAATTTAATGCAACTAACCATCTTGTTGTAGCACAAGCAAATGCAGCGTGGGCGCAAGCTGTTACAACCGCAGCTAATGCAGAACAAAACCAAGCTAATAGAGATGCAGCTTTAGTTGCTAACAATCTAACTATGACAGCCTATAACAACATTGTTCAAAGAGATCGTGATGTATTGGCTTGGGCGTGGCAGTCTGGAGAAAATGCTGCAGAGCGTGATGCTAATATTCTTATAGAAAAGATAAGAGATGAATCAGCTAGATATGCTGCTGATATTAAAGCGGCTGCTGACAGAGGTTCTGCAGGTTCTGCCGCCCTTGGATCTTTCTTAGGTCAGCTTGCAATTAACGCAGCAAACCTTGTATTTGGAAAGGCATAATATGAGCTATAATGTAAATGCAATGAATGCTTACCAGCAGTACGGTTCTTCTATGGCTGCAGGTGGTGGCGGCACTAACATGAGTGGCAGTAGAGCTAAGCAGGGTTTAGGTACTAAGCCTAGTGATGCATACAAACAATACGCTGAAACCATGACTGCAGGTGGTGGTGGTCAAACTATGGCTGGCACAGGCACTAGTGCATATCAAAAAGCTCAACAAATGGCAGGTGGTGATGGGGGTGAAAAACCTAACAGCCCAGCGCAACTATATAAAAACAGTGCCAATGCATTTACAAACTCTGGTGTTAATTTAAAGGATCAGACTTGGACACCCTCTGGAGATCCTCGTTTGCTGTACAACGAAAATAGATTTAAGCCAGAAGAAATAGTTACAGATGTAAAAGATTATCTTCGTGGTACCGCCATACAAGATGCTCTTCTAGAAGCACAGGGTTTTGAGGCACCTCGTTCAGCCCTTTACACTGGAGAAAATCGTCCTTTAACAGAGCAAGAACTACAGCAATACAAGCCTTTGTTTGATCTAATGGATGATAGCATAGAGGTAGAAGAGCTAAGTAGAATGGACAGGGAAGACCAAGAGGCTCTTCTAGAATCTATTGGCGTTGGCAACTTAGGTCGTATGCCACGGGATACAGCTTTCCTTGGTGGTGACTTTGATGTTGCTACTACAAGCCAAGAGTTTATAAGGGATGCTCTTAAGGCTAAACGGATAGCAGAATTAAAAAACATGTCTAAAGCTTTTCCTAATGATGCTTCTATACAGAAAGATATACAGGATCTGCTAAATAAAATTCAAGGTGAAGAAGATGAAACGGCTCCTGTTGTTAGCCCTACTGATATTGACACCGACGATGCTGATGGAGGTGCAGCCCCTTCAGATGGGAAAGGCTTGATGACTAAACCATTAACAGCAGAGCAGCGTAATGCTGTGTCTAGTATGCAGGTTGTTACAACTGATTATACTCTTAGTAGTGATGAACTAATAGAACAAGCAAAAGAATTATTTCCTAATAACCCTATTGCTGCAGCCGCATTTATAGCGACCGTAAATGCAGAAGCTGCTGGTGGTAAGGATATGACAGAGAATGGCTATTCCAAAAGTCAAGCAATCAAAAAGTTTGTAAATCCTTATAAAAATAAAGACGGTAAATTAGGTCCAAAAATGACAGCACGTAAGAAAGCTATTCAAGATTCTAAATCTAGTGACGAGATTTTTGAGATAGTTTATGGTAGTGGTTATACTGGAAACTCAAATTTAGGAAATACAGAGCCTGGTGATGGACTTCGTTATATAGGCAGAGGTCCAATACAACTCACAGGTAAACATAATTATGAAAAATATGGTAAACTCGCAGGGTATGACATTGTTAGTAATCCAGAATTAATGTCTAGTAATCAACAAGTTTCCCTTGCTGTAACCAAAGCATATCTAGAAGACAAGGGCTTGGAAGATGTAAAGACAGCAAGAGACTTATATGCTGTTATAGGACATTCAGGTGGAATGGGCGAGGCTAATAAGCGCTGGAGAAATGCTAAAAAATTACACAAAAAATTATTTGGCTTTGATTTAGGAACTGGCAGTTCTCTTCGCCCAAGGTCACGCCCAGATACTATTATGGCAAGTAACTAAATGATGGGACTTCCCCTAGAACTTATAACCATGCTGTTCTCTACCCTACTGGGTGGCTTCATGTCTATCTGGGGGCAGAGCATGAAGAACAAGCAAGAGCAAAATAAGATGATGCTCGCTAATGCTAGGTTCTCTGCAGAGCAAGTTAATACAGCTAGGGATGCAGGTAAGACAGACAAACACTTTGCTTGGACTAGACGCATCATAGCTTTATCTGCAGTGTTCAGCATTATTGTCTTGCCAAAGCTAGTCGCAGTGTGGTATCCTGAAGTAGGTGTTTACGTAGGTTACACTGAGGCGACAGGCGGTTTGTGGAACTGGCTGTTTGGCCCTGAAGATTCAATTAAATGGAAATACGCACAAGGGTTTGTGATAACGCCATTAGATACACATATAGTTTCAGCTATAGTAGGTTTATATTTTGGTGCAGGATTTACAAAGTAGGATAATAACATGTCAATAGCAGGACCATTTGATAGACCCATCCCCGGTCAATCCCTAACAACAGAACCACGTAATAACCCGTGGGAACAACCAGCAGAGATGTCTGATGTAAATGACATAGCTAAGTTCTATATTGAGAAACTGGCTAATCCAGATGTGTTAGATGACTTAGCTGCTATGGCACAGGCAGGTGTACCCATCACACCTATAGTTGAGGGTACCTACTTACAAGGTGTTATGCGTGGGCTTCACACATTGGATGCTGCTTTGGTTGTAGCGCCTGTCATGCACATGTTCCTTAAGATGAGCTTTAAAGAGATGGGCATTGATGCTAAGGATAGTACTGACGATCCACAAGCACGTGCATCACAGGCAGAGATGAACCGCTTCATGATGCTTGCCACTAAATATCTAGAAGATGAAGACCTTGATATGGGAGATCCAGGTGCGGAGTTACTAAGTGATATAGTAGAGGATCAAGGCGCTGAGGAAGAGATGACATCAGAAGAAGAGAAGCCAATGGGCTTGATGGCGAAAGGTTAAGCAGATGCCAGCATTTTTTAAAGACTTTGACAGAGATGCTTTTTTAGGAGCCTTTTTACAGACAGCCGCGACTGGCATACAGGAGAGCCGCGAAAAAGCAGAGGCATACAAAGAGCAAGAAGAAGCTGCCTATGAGCGCAACATAGCCTTAATACAACAGCGAGATCTAAGAGCTAAGACTGCTGCATCTCTAGGCAAGCAAGCATTAGATTTGTTACCTGAAGGCGCTAATGCTAAAGCTATGGTGAAGACTGCTATGGCCTCTGGTGTTCAGGGCGTAGGTGAGCTTGTTGAAAAGCTTAAACAGCTACATGAAAGAGAAGGTCTAAAAGCAGGTGAGCGTCTATCTATATTTGATGTAGAGGCTGCAATTAGTATGCCTCACATATCTTCAATTGACCCTAGTATGCTTGACATGTCATTAGAAGAGTTTGCACGTAGAACCTATGGCGCTCAAGCAACTGCTGCACCTGTTGAGGATAAGACGGGCGTACTAGGAAAACTGTTTGGTGTAGGAGCTAAGACTAGAGCTAAGGAAGAGCTAAGAAAAACACCAGGATTTGCTGGTATGTCTATCGCTGACGTTAATGCTGCTGCAAGACAGACAGAGTTTAACCAGCTTATACCTAATGCTGTTATGACTATCACAGACACAGATATATTTGGTAAGAAAGACGCTGTAAAGTTTGCTAATGAAGTAAGAACAGAGTATACTAAGGCTTACAATAGTGATGCAGCAGAGGCTCTAGCTGAAAAAGCGAAAAACCGTTTATATGATCAATATACAGAACAAAACAAATTGGACGGCGGTAATAGGGAGGCTTCTGCTGAAGAAACATCTACTGTAATGGAGCTTGCAAGAAAAACATATGCACGGTCTATAGTATCTGATATAATAACTAATGAATATGCATACAACTACCCCAGTGAACGCGATGGGTTCTTTACAAACGAACTTGCTGTTAAAATTATAGAAGATACTATGGGCGCAGAGTGGCATAACGAATTACGTGATACGTATGGATTACCTGCCCAAGACTTTGAATCTACTCTTGTTCCAGAAGAAGAAGGCAAAGAACAAGTGGAAGCAGCAGAGCTACCACCCCTACCACCAACATCAACAAGTACAACAACAAGTACAACAACAGGAATAGTAACCCCTAAAGAAGAGACACCTCCTCAAGAGGCTGATAAGAAGTATCCTACAACCAAATCTCGTTACTTAGAAGTAATTGGTCAATTTACCCAACAAGAATGGGATGCTCTGTCTAGAACTCAAAAGTCTAAATATTTAGGGTTTAGGTATTCGCCACTGGATGTATTGAGTTGGAGTATAAGGGCATCAGATTATAAAGGTTATGTTAAACCAAGCAAATCAAAAAAAAAAAATAAATAAAGAGAGATAAGAATGGGCAACACCAAAATTGATTTGAACGCTTTCTTAGATTCTATAGGTCCATCTACTGAAGAGGAGGTTCCACTGGAGCCTCTCTTTAGTGATGACACTACGCTCACTGTATCAGATCTAAAGAACAACTCTATGTATCTACAGCCTATTCGTGACTACATGATTGAGCGTAAGGGCGTAGATTATAAAAGAAAATCTAATGACGAAGTTGTAGATGACTTCGTTAAAAGTATGCGTTACTTTAACGCTAACACAGTCTCTACTGCTGGAGAGTTGCGCTTTGTAAGTAAAGCTAATCAGAGACAGAAAGATATAGCACGTAGAGCTTACAACATATATGACCAACTAGGTAATGTATTTGTAAACGATGGGCTTATGGGCGCTGTGTCTGGCGTAGGTGATTACATCTTTGCTGCAGCTAAAGATCCTACCAACTACTTAGGTCTGGTTACTGGTGGTATTGGACGGTTTGGTGCAGCAGGTATGCAGCTTACAGGTAAACAAGTTATTAAAGAAGCTGTACGCCGCGCTGGGCGTGAGGCTCTGCAGTCAGGTGCAACTAAAGAGGCTGTAAAGAAAGCTGCTATAGAGGCAGGTAGAGAGGCTGCAAAACGTGCTGCCGCTCAAGGCATGAGTTCACGTGCACAAGCGGGTGTGTATAAAAGCGTAAGCAAGAAGATACAAAAAGAAGGCAGACGCGCTATGGCTAAGGATGCCATGAGATCAGCGCAACGTGAGCTTTTTGAGGACGCAGGTATATCTAGTTTAGAAAAGCTAGGACTGAAAGGATCACTAGCACAAACCACTGCACTGGATGCTACGGCTGCTGTGCTGCAAGATGTTATGGCACAACAAGCTGAGTTAGAAGTAGGATCTCAAGAGTCTTATAGTCTTCTACAGACAGGGTTCTCTTCTTTGCTGGGTGGTGTTGCTGGTGGTACGCAATTAGCATTTAGAAAGTTTAAGGGTAAGTCAGGACTTGAAGATACAACAAAGGAATTTGATAAGCTTACTGCAGATACTATCAATCAATATGCCCCTATTATAAAAAAGGAAGAAGCTCCTGAAGCAGCTAAGGCTTTAACTGAAGCAATTGATAAATGGAATGCTAAGGTAGAAAAGGGTACACCTGGTTATAAAAACCTTGATGATTCTTCTCTCATTAAAGAGATGATATTTGGTGAGCCTAACGATAAAGGTGAGATAGGGGGTCTTGCAGGATTCTTTAGAGATAAGGGCTATAGAATTGGCAAAGAGATACACGTATCTGACATTATAACAAACGTTGCAAACTCTCTAACACAAGATGAGTTGAAAGAAATCAACAAACTTATGGGTAAATATACATCCTTTCAGTTTGGGAATCTCTCAGGATCACGTGTAAAACTAGGGGATCTTATGGCTGCACGTTTAAGTGAAGCTGGTAAGACGTTGAATGTAGCATCACAACTAAGCAAGCTTATGGATTCTGGACTTGTAGCTGCAGCTAAGAAAATAGCAGATCAAGTAGAGGGCATTGATGCAAGGGAAGCTAAGAAAGCTAAGGAGTCTCAGCCTTTACGCTATGGTCAGTCTGTCTGGAAACGTCTACTTGTTTCATCCCCTGCTACTACAGCGCTGAACGTTTCTGGTTTTGGTATGTTCTCTATGGGTCAAACTATGGCTGATCTATTTAGCTCTACAGCCTTGATGACAAAGGGCTTAGCTCAATTACCTATAGATAAGGTGGCAGCACAGGAGAGCTTTAGAAGGGCGTCTGCTTTACGCATGTTGCAAGTACAAAAGATCCGTAACTTGTTAGACCCTTACACTACCTATGATGCATATATGAAGTTCTTAGATGAGAACAAAGACGCGCAGAAGATCTTGCTTGAAACTATGGCAGGTGGAGTAGATAGGAAGGCTGAGAAGTATGGCATAGATCCTAGCAATCCTGTCTATAGAGTAATGGAAGCCTCTGCTAATGCTGCTAATAATATTACAGGTGTTAGTGTTCAGGACAGCTTTACTAAATCCCAGATGTTTATGGGGGAACTGGATAAGTATTTACGCCTAGAAAAGAAGATGACTTTGAAGGAAGCTTTACTATCTAGCGAGGAAGTCATTGATGAATCTGTAATTCAAGCTGCACTAGACACAACTCTTAAGTCTGTATACGCCAAGGATTATACCACAGGAGAACAGCCAGAGCTTTTACGTGGCCTAGCAAAAATAGTTGAGTCTGCATCTAATACACCGGGTTTGGGTACAATTATTCCTTTTGGTAGGTTTATGAATAACGTTGTAGCTACAGCATATCAGTGGTCACCTCTTGCTTTTCCAGAGTTATTCCTTAAGCCAGTCTATAAAAAGATAACTAGGCAAGAACCTACTAGAGATATATCAGTAGGTGAGGCGTGGTCACGCGCTACTATAGGCAGTACTGCTATATTACTCTCGTCTGAATATGACAAGGAACGTAGAGAACAAGGCTTGGGTGTGTATGAAGTAGACGTAGGTGGTGGTACCATCGTAGACTTTAAGAATATGTTCCCCTTCTCTACCTTCTTAGCTGCAGGGCGCATCTTTAATATGAAGCGTAATGGAGAAGATGTACCGCCAGAGCTTAGACAAGAGATACTTACTCAAGTAGCTATAGGTCAGATCTCAAAGGATACACAGTTTGGTAATGATATAAACAATGTACTTGACATCTTACTTAACAATGACGAAGGCGCAAGAGGTGCTACACTTGATGGGTTTGCTAAAGCAGCAGGTAACTTTACGGCTGGCTTTACACGTCCTATAGATGCGTTTAATAAGCTTATTGGTTTTGCTACGGGTACTGATACAGCTAAGGATGTACGTCAAGCAGATAGCTTCAGCCTCTTTACTCAATCGGCTACCAAATACATTGATAATGTTTTAGAAGCATTTATTGATGCTGCAGATTCTGTTACAGCAGCAGATCTTGGTATAGGAGGAAAAAGAATTGGTGAAGAGCTAAGAGTAGCTACACGCGAAGGGGATGTATATGATCCTAATCCTTTTGCTCGTATCTTTGGCTTAACTATAAAGCAAGGACGTACTGCTGCAGAGAAGTCTTATTCTATGGCAGAGATGTTCCCGTGGGCAGCAAATGAGCGTACTAAAATACCTGCCTATGATAAGATGTTAAACTCTATGCTTGCACCTGTATTAGAACAACAAACAAATAAGCTTCTTCTAACAAAAGAGTTTAATGAAGGAACCTTGACGCAAAGACGTGCTATGCTTAAGAAGGTTATGCGTGACGCTAAGTCTCAAATAAAAGAGCGCATAAGCAAAGGATATACAGGTAGCAAAAACGCGCATTTACTTATGGTAAATAAAGCCAATAGTAAACATAATAAAGAGATACGCAACGAAACTGCAAGAGCCATGAAAGACATCTTTGGTGTTACTGGTAGCTTAGAGGATTACAGTTTCGCTGAGTTAGATTTGTTTATGGAATATGCAGACTACTTAAAAGAAGCATACGATGCAGCAGCTAGTTTCTAGTGCTGTGACATTCGGCTGACTCCTCTGCCCATAACACACAAGCTTGTAGATGTATCTTAGCTTGTTCTGTTTCGTGGCAGGGGTTTAAGCTTTTGTCTATGTAGTCCTCTAAGTAAGCCGCATACTCACGTAGTTGCTCTTTAAACTGCATTCTCTTTTTGACTAGGTGCTCCCTAGCTTCTTGTTCTAGTTTCATTGGCTGCTCTCTAAATATTTAATTGCCCTCTGTAACCCCTCTATTGTATCTCCTAAGCCGCCTATGCCACTGTTACAAGAGCGACACAGCCAACCTCTAAATTTATAAGTTATATGATCGTGGTCTAAGTACAACATATTAGGTTGCATAATCTTAGAACAGCAATCACACGGTGAAGGTTTTGTAGGCTTAGGTTTAGCTTGGCTTTCAGCTATCTTTTTTCCTATGTTGTATTCTTTACTACAACTCCTACACCATACAGCTTGACCCCTTCCAGACTTTCTAGCTTTAGTATCGTTTCTAAATACTAATAAAGTGCTAGGATTAAAAGCACTAGGCTCCTTATGTTGCTCACACTTCCTACAAAAATAAACCTCATCTTCCTTGTTTGGTTCTACGTATGTTAGAGTAGAAGGGAATAGATCTAGTTGCATAGTAACTCCAGTACATAATAAAGCCTAGCAATCACATCGACTGCTAGGCTATTTTTATTTTTAGGATTCTGGGTTAAGCTCTCCGTCGATGTACTCATAGGCATGAGTAATTTGATCAACAGTATAATCTACTGCTGGCTCTACCACTTCAACTACAGTGCCAATAAATATTCCACCTGCAGCTACTAACATTACAAGAGTTTCAATCATGGGCTTTCTCCTTCTTTCTCCATGCTAATTTAAACAGAAGTTTTTTCTGTTCATCTTCACTGATTATACTCCATTCACGTATTTCGTCAATGGTTCTTTTACACCCCGCACAGTATCCATCCTTTTCTATACGACAGACCTTTATGCAGGGAGATGGTATAGACCCTATACTAGGTCTACGATTTCGCATACGTCACCAGAACAGGCCATCGTCTGCATACTAATTGTATTATCTTCTTGCTCATAATCAGATAGCTTTGACCAGTTTACATTAGTTGGCATTCTCTCTAGCAACTCTTCGTATTCTTCTTTAGTACAATCCTGATAGGGTGCTTGCTGATAAGTATGATCAGAATGAGGCAAGAAAGACACACCAGACATTTCATCAAAGTGCTCATACACAAATGCACCTACAGCTAACCACTCACTGTCACGAACTGAGATCGTCACACTAGGTTTATGCTCACACCAGTGTCGCTGATACGTTAGCCACATCTCTAGTTGCTCTACGGCTGTCATATCGTTACGTGTTATTGCACCTGCTGGTGACTTCTGTGGAAAGCTAAATACAGTAGTGGTATCTCCTTTATGTACGCATGGTTCATTAGGTATACCCTGATCAATCATCATCTTTGTTAGGGGATCTTTATTGTCACCACGTACAGTACGGACATAATATGGAGAGTGACGAGCATGGATGCCACTGCTGGAGTCAACCAACTGCGAGACTGTTCCCGATGGTTTAACGCAGCTAATCGCAACAGAGGGCGGTATGTTAAGACGACCAGCAAGTTCAGCATTAGTAGAAATGGCGACATTCTTTAGGTGCTCCAATGTTTTTTCTAAGCCTTTGTTCTTATGTGTCATCAGGCGGTTGTCCATGATACCTGTTAGCGACACTCCCAGCAGTCTTTCCTCTTCAGTATTATTCTGCCACACTTTCCGCAAGTAGGGGAACTTAGTGTAGGAGGATTGTATAGTTCCCAGAATTGTTGCAACACGTACCTTTCGCTCAAGGTCTTCAATAGTATCTGTAGCCCTGACAACAACTTCTGTAAGATTACAGAACTGATACGGGCGCAAGATGATTTCACTACACGGGTTAGTCCCAAAATGATACTCTGGATCTCGCCTACCATTCTTTGCAGCTTGCTTCTTAGATGCTTCACGATTGAATATTCCTCTCTCACCTGATTTACTCTCAACTAAGGCAAGCCACTCACGCATAAACGTTTCCATGTCTGGCTTCTCAGTGTAAGCTACAGAGTTATTGGCTAAGGCACGATGCGCTGCAGTCTCCCACCACTGTCCTGACTTAGCGTGACGCATACGGTCATCACTGAGGTTAGACAAAGAGATCATGGCACTACGGCGAACACCACCTACAACTACAATCTGACCAATGAAACACATCAGGTCATGGCACTCTACGCTAGACAGCTTACGCCCTTGTGCGTTCTTGAATGTCTGTACAGTAAAGTTAAACAATTCAACGAGAGGCGCTGGGCCTGATGCTCTACCGCCAAACGTTTTAAGTCTTGCACCTGCAGGACGTACCTTAGAGACATCCCATTGGGGGATCTCGCCAGCCCACAGGAGTGCCAACAATTGTCTAAACGCCTTAGCCCATCCCTCCTTACTGTCCTTGACAACGATAGTGGTATCGCTCTGGAAGAGAGTAGGGATTTCAGGGAGCTTACTGATGTACTGCCTCTCAACACTGAAGCCAACACCAGTGCCACAAAGCAAGATGAACATAGCCTCATCGAAGGACTTAGGGTCATCTACGGGTAGGTAGCTACAGTTATACCCTGCAGTATTGTCACGATCTAGTGCTGGGCCAGCAGTCATCATGGCCCTCATAGATGGCATGACCTCTAGGTTTAAGATAGCATCACGAATGCTGTTAACATACGTATCGTCACCTAGCTTAGGGCGCACTACATTGTCCATGTAGCGCTCAACTGTGTCGCTCCAAGACTCACGTCCTTTACCGTCAAAGTATTTGGCATACCGTGACTTATGTATGAATGCTTGATAATCTGTTGGAAAATAATTGTTCATCTCTTATCCCCACTTCCTCTTAGTTTATTTCTCTTTTGTCTGTCTTCTAGCTTTTTAATATTAAGTTGTATTACTTCATGCAAGCCTTTGCCGTATATGTTGGCTAATGCTGTAGCGTAGAATACAACGTCACCTATCTCTTGCATAATCTCTTCGTTGGTAAAAGAGTTATTGTCACGAATACGTTTCTTTAACTTCTCAGCTACCTCACCTGCTTCCCCAAAAAGACCTAGCGTATTTTCATATATACGTTCTTGTCCTTCTGTCAAGATCATCTTCTCAACCCAACTAGAATAATACTTTGTCCAGTCCGTAGGTTCTGCATCAGGAAACATTTCGTAGTATCCCATGTTCTCTAAGTCTTCTCTACTTATCATCCTCGTTCCTTCACTACTAAGTTTTCTATCTTAACGTCATCTACATCATACATGACATTTGTTATTAGATCATATATATCTTCCTCATGATTGTCGTCAAAAGAAGAAAGTATATTGTTGTTATCATCAACCTCAATGAGATATGTAATGCTAAACTTCTTGCTCATTTGTGTTTCTCAACCCAGCGCTTACGCATTCTGTTTAAATACCAAATAGCTTTATCTATATCTTCCAAGCCATTCTTGTATTCACACCGCCACATATACTTTAAGACATTTGCTGCTTGTGGTGCAAGGTAGCCTGACATATTTTCTGTCATAGCTTCTATTGCATCTATGCATTCTATCTTTGCTTGATTATAGTGAATAGGTTTGTTCACTGGATCTATATCACTCATGCGTTACCCTGTGTCTTAGTGAATCTGTTCAACGTTATGATGTTACCATCTTTTGTATACACACTATCTATTTCGTTTAGTGTAGCAGCATACTGTGCAGGAAACATTTCCTTTATAATAACCTCTTTATAAAAGTCAATCTCTTCCATAAGATCTGGATTGTCCTCTATAAAGTTTGTAGTGGCTACCATAGTAACGGCTGTCTCCATTGCAAAACCCATAGCTTCTCTTTCATACTCAGGCCCAACAGATATAGATGTAGTTAGAACACCAGTCCAACCATTTTCATCTTCAAGAGGTGACAACACAAGCGCTACTTCTCCTGGGTTTAGTTTAAATTTCATCATACTCTCCTGTTAACTTTGAGCCGTTGATCTTTCATACGATTACCTTTCTCTAGTAGCCAACCTTCTGGTATGACACGGTGCGCCCACTTGAAGTTATGGTTCTCACACCAATCACAATATCTAGACTTAGCTCCTTTGTAAAGTTTTGCATTAGCATTACTAAACACAAAACGAATATCTAATTTAGGGTGTTGTCTTTGTATTTCAAGATGCTTACGTCTATCTGATGCACTAAAGATACCCTTCGTTTCGATGATGATGCCATTGTCTAACTCAAAGTCTGGTGTATAGGTACGATACTTAAGATCTTCCCATTCAATCTTTAGCTTCTCATACTCTACCTTCTTTTGTCTAGACTTAAGGAATGCAGCAGCCTCTTCTTCAAGGCCACTGCGATAGGTACGTTTTAGGTGCTTTCTAATGGTTTTGTCCTCTCTTTACGATCAAGCTTTATTGATGTCCCTTGAAAATATAAACTGTGATGTTTTTCAAAAAGCTGATGATATTTAGTAGGGTCGTGGTAAACCTCAAGGTGCAGAGGTAAATCACTCATTGGATATATCGACACCAACGGATGTTTTGGCGGGATTTTATAATTATGTTTTATTTTTGAAATCACGTTAAATATATTAACTGCAGGCTGCGTTCTAAAGTTTAGTAGACCACTCAAGACATTCATCATGGTAGTATTTTCTATGTGCCTAGCAATAACAAAATTAATCTTCAGATTATCTTCAAACACCCAAGGCATAATGAATTTAGATATAAAAAAATCACGATCAGGATAAGCCGTGTCTGTATTGTGATTAAAGTCTATACTCACTATTTCTGGCTCAGAAGAATAGGCTTCACAACCGTCTAGCCCCAAACAATCTATTTTTATTTCACACGGGCTTTGTAAAGTGATACTATTAGCGCCAGTATTTACTCTGGACCAACATCCCGTATAAAAAGATGTAATATCTGCCAAAGATGCATCAGGGCGTTTTATTTTGGTTTTGAAATTTTTACACACAGGAGCGTGTTCATATACACCCAAATGGTTCGTATAAGCCTTTACTTCGATATACTTCTGCCGTTTTAAGAAGGGTATGCTTAACATATTAATTATGATTCCTCTGCCTGTTTAACAATCATGCCACCTAACTGACCACAACGTGCATCAAGTACGCGCATCAAGTAATCCATTCGTGCCATCTCTTCACGGGCTAGGCCGATCTCTCTATACATATTCATTTGTTCTTCATTGAAGTCGTCTGTATGGTACTCTTTATCATTGATAGTTATTTTAGACATTGCCATCTCCTATAAATACATAATCCACTTCTGGTGGGTTGGTTGCTTTTGATACCCTACTTGGTAATGTTTGTAAAGTTTTATGACACTTGTGTTTGAAGCTACAGAACTTACATGCGCTGGGTAATATAAGATTACCGCTTGGCTTTTTGTAATACGTTTCAGGCAGAGGTTCAAAGCATCTCTCAAAAGGTTCGTCATTGTCAAGATAGTCTACTAGGTTTTGAATATCTCGTAGTACTGCATCCTTGTCTACCTCAGATGCATCAACGTACTTGAACTCACCATTACCTTTGTTGACTACCCACCATCCACCAACGTCCTTACCTGCTGCTGTAGCATAGCCTACTAGCTGTGCGATGTAACCAAAGCTGTCGCCTTGAGACAAGGCATCGAAGGATGCAAACTTATTTTGATAGGACCAAGGTGATGCAGACTTAACGTCATCAATCTTACCGTCCATCTCCATATCGTATTCGCCTTTGATCTCCTTGCCGTTGGCTAACTTGAGGATGACAGTATCATTATCTTTAAACTCAACACCTGCAGCACGAAGCAGTCCTTTGAACACAGCCTCAACTATATCGCCAAGGATCATGTTCATCAGGAAGTGAGGCGGTAAGGGTGTCTTATCTTCAGGGTCATTCTTCTCAAACCACAACTGGCACTTAGGCTTTCCAATGTTTGACATACGTAAACGGAACTCGTCACGTGGTCCACTGTTGAATTGCTTATGCATAGCAGCTTGGACATCAGAGGCGACTTGTGCAGCCACCTCCTCAGTCATGCTTGCTTCGCCAGCCATAGCCTTTTGCAAGAAGCTATAGACCATTAGCTCTGCTGGATGATTCATTAATCTGCATCCACGTCTACGAAGTCATTGTTAAGTATATCTTGTACAAGTCCTTCGTCTTCATCTGTGTGACCCTTAGCTCTTTCATGATGCAGATCTAAGATCTTACCATTACTATACTCAATCAGTTCGATGAAGTCTTTGAGCATTTCATTGTCACCTTCAATGATGTCAACCTTATCACCAAGCGAAGCTTCGATCTTACCAAACTTAGCACCTGTAGGAATGCTATCTTCTACACCGTCTAATTTAATTGTAGACATAATAGGTAACATGTTCTTACGCTTGAGTGTATTCATTACACCGTTGATAGATTTAAGGGAGTCACGGTTCTTAACATCCATTACACATGGGATGTCAATATACTTATCTTTATCTAATGACTCACCCTTTTCATTTAAAGGATCACACAAGGTTACAGTACCGTAATAAACATTGACACGCTTAACACTACGGATAACCTGTTTAGTTGCATCAGGTAGTGCATTGAAGTCTTCGATGTAACCAGATGGACGTCCAAGGTTTAGACCCCCAATGCTATCCTTCAAGTCACCATTCAGTGAATTAGACTGAACAGACTTCTCCATCTCTTCTGTCTCACTATTCCACCGTTGCCACTGTTGGCGCTGGGCAAAGACACGCATGACAATACCATTGCTATACACCTTGTCCTCTCCTTGCGTGAGGATAAAAGCACCAACAGGTATGACCTCTGTCTTAATATTCTTACCGTTAACTTCTACCTCGCCCATGATGGACTGATGTAGCATACCAATACGTGCAATACTAGGGACAGCTTCTCCCCCTCCTGACATTGACACGCCCATCAATTCTGCCATTGATTGTCCACGTTCTTGTGCTACTGCTAATTCTGTACTCATTTTAGTACCTTTCTACTGAGTTAAAGAGACTTAGTTATACACTATACATCAATCGTGTCAAGCCAATTCGGTCCCATCTTTGCTTCTAATAATAGAGGGACATTCATTTTGACATTGTACTTCTCTTGAATGAGATCGTTGATGCTGTCGTTAAGTAGTTCAATTATAGTCAAAACTTTTCTAGTTTCGTCTGGATGTACATCAACAACCATGCTGTCATGAACAGAGTTGACTACACAAGATTGTAACGGTTGTAACAATTCGTGAAGTTTGTTGAGTACAACAGGGACGACATCTCCTGTGGCAAAGCCTTGCACGGGATAGTTCTTGATCATAGTGAAGTGAGTAGGAGATCCGTTGTCCCTACGCTTGACATCTGGAAATGCATATTGCCTACCTGATACATTAGTTATCTTCATGAAGCGTAGTGCCTCATCTCCTAGCTTCTGGTGCCACTTAGCTATTCCTTTATACTTGTCCACGAAGTGCGTGTAGTATGACTGCTCAGCTTTGGATCGTCCAAATCCCGTGGCCCCAAAGAGGGGAGCGAAGGTGTGCGCCTTTGCTTCTTGGCGGGACGTTTGTTGCCCTGCTTCAGTAATGACTTGGGCGGTATAGGCGTGTACGTCAAATCCTGTTTCGATTTCTCTAATTGCTGTTTCGTCTTGGGCGAGGAACGCCGCCGTGCGAAATTCGAGTTGGGCAAAATCTGCCTCCAGTATTAAGCCTCCGTCCCAGCGCGATACAAATACCCTCTTCACAGGAAAGGTACCACCACGGGGCATGTTCTGCATGTTAGGGTTACGTCCACTGAAGCGTCCAGTAGCAGTGATGTGCTGGGTTAACCCTACGTGTAAGAAGCCATCTTGTTTAGTGTAGCTTGCTATTCCCTCTACAAAAGAACTGAGATAACTACTAATAGCAGAGAGGCGTTTAAGATCACTGAGAAAAGACTCAGCATCACGCATTCCATTGTTTCTAGCAGTAGCCGTAAGAACATCTAGGTTACCCTTTCCTGTACTAAATCCGTTTGCACTAACCCAAGCCTTGCTGGGAGCGTTAAACTTAAGACCTGCAACCTGGTTCGTCTGCTTAAGCTTGAACCCTTGAGCATCACAGTCTTTGCACTTGTTAGGTCTAGCATACTTTGTGCCATCCTTTCTTAGCTTATATACTTTTGCACTGCCCTCACAAGCTGGACAGGTATAGGCCACAGTCCTATAGATCGTTTCACTATTAGCTTCGACTGTATCTTTGAACTCTTGGAGCGTAGAAGTAAATTCGAATAAGCCATTCCAATCTTTCTTGTCCTTAACTCTTTTGCTAAAGATAACCTGCGACATCTGTTCTGGGGAGTTAAGATTAATTGGTGTGTCTCCCATAAGTATCCTGATTTTCCTCTGCAGACGGTCTTCAATCTCAGCTTTCTCATTCTCGAACTGCTCCTTTACTCGTCCCAACTCTTGAAGATCGACTTTGATTCCTGACATGTACATTCTTGTGAGGGTTCTGCAGGTATCAAAGGTTGTGTCTCTAATCCTGTGGAGGCTGGCTGATTCTGGCTTGCTGTAATCTGCTTCGATACTATGGAACAACTCGTTAGTTGTATAAAGATCATGCCTAAGATAAAAGCTAAGCTCAGATAGAGGGATCTCGTTAGTATTATAACCGTCTTTGAAAAACTTTTTAAGCGTATCATCTTTCTGTACCTCTAGTTGTCTACGCTCAGCACACGCTGCCAAGCTAAGGGGGGAACGCTGCCCTCTGTCAAGCACGTACTCTGCTAACATTGTATCGTAGATAGGGCCATCATACTTGAATCCACTTTCCCACAGCCACATCAAGTCATGCTGTGCGTTGTGCATAATTAACAGCGTTGTCATATCTAACACTTGCTGTATAAACTTACGTCCCCTACCTGTAGTATCCTTGTCTTCATCGTGGTTTAGATTAACAATCCATCTCTGATCACGCTTATCAGCATTAAGCATACCCACTTGCACTAGCTCATTGCTAGGCTCAAAGGGGTCCATGTGTTCTTTACCATTTCGTTTAGTGACGCTGTTCTCAACGTCTAATATTAATCTCATATCTCACCTCATGCTGAATAGATAGAGCGTGACCCATCAAGTACACATGTGATCTTCCCTTGAAATCCATTCAGTTTATTCTTAGCAAGGTTGAGGTACCGTACTGGATCTTCATCCTCACCCTCTGCTTGTTGCGTCTTTCCTATTAGGATCATAAGGTCTGCCTCTGCAGCCTTGCCTGTCTTTGATCCTTCCATCATTGCTTGGTTTAGGTCAGCCTTACCTTCTGCTTCTGCAGATAATTGTGACATCCATATCACACAACAATCATACTGCTTAGCAATATTACGTGCATGAATGGCTGCAGTCTTAAGCGTAATGTCACTACGCTCACTGCTAATATCTGCGAACTTGTCGCCCATGTCAAGTACTACTATGTCTGGATGCTCTTGTTTTACTACAGCCTCAACCCAAGACATACCCTTACCTGTGCTATCTTTGAATAGAACATTCTTGCGAATAGGTTCATACCGTTTGTGTGCCAGCGCTTTATTTTCCCTTACCTCTTTCATTGTCATGTTAGATGAAGCACTGATGTAACGTGCAGCCACACGTGTGTATGCTTCTTCATTGCAGAGTATGATACACTTAGCACCCTGATGTGCAAAGCCTTCTGATGCTGCTAGTAGAGAGGCATGGAAAGAAGTTTTACCAGTATTGGGGCGAGCACCAACCAAGACAAGATGACCACCGCTAACGCCTTCCACCCTACGAGCCAAGGAAGGTATGTTGAACTTCCATTTGGATTCCAGAAGCGTAGCATCAAGTACTGTGTCCAAGCTAGAGTCGTCCCAGTCAACACGCAGGTTAGGAGTAAAGTCATCCTTGTAATCCTCTAATAGTTTACGCAAAGGTTCTAGGCTATTCTCTGTACCGTTAACAAAGTCAAAACCTAAGTTAGCTACACGATCACCAACATGCTGCTGGAATAGCTGTGACAGTGTGTCTTGTGCTATCTCTTGCTTGATAGGCTCAGTGATACTGATACGCCTAAAGAGATCCTCATATGCACCACGTGTAGCTGTAGTCATACTAGCATTCATACGGTTGAACACCGCCTCTAGATCAGCAACAGATAAGTCTCCATCGTAAGCTTCCATAGCTCCGTCTAATGCTTGCTTAATCTTACGCACATCTTTACTAAAGATTTTATCAGGACACTTTATACCTTTGTGTTGCTCATAAAACTCACGGTTTAGTAGCGTCTTAAGTAATGCTAGTTCCATCATGTCTCTCGCTCTTTTTATCCATCACTCTTCGTTCAAACAAAACTCACAGAAATCACCTGTCGATACATTTCCGCAAGACACACATTTACTTTCACCATACATATTCTGTTTGGCTCGTTCTTTCGCCCTCTGCCTTTCTTCTTTGGTCATAGGGCGTATCTCTTTTAGTGGGATACCGAATGTGTACTTACCTGTCATGTAATGTTCTCCGTTTTATCCTGGCTATCCCATGACCCTTTAGAAGATACTGGTGGATTGTTCTCACCGTAGTTTCCATACTCGTCAAACTTTTTGTCTGGCTCCTCGTCCTTATTATACCTAATATGATCCTCTATGAAGTCATACACTACACCCATATCTAATTTTGCTGCTGCACAATAAAGTACCAGCTTCAAGCCTTCCTCTGTAAGTAACCCACGGGCATGTGCATCCATGTGAAACTTAAATGTTGCACCACCGTCTTCGTGTTCTTCTACAGTTTCAACACCAATGATACCTGCATTCTTATTCATAGTTTTTCTCCACTAATGCTGCCCAAGATACAGGAAACAGCCTACGCATTCTGTCACTGATCTGTGTAGCCACAAACCTTGTCTCTGGTTGTGTATCAAAGGCACAACGTAGGTTACACATATCAGCAAAAGCATCAAGGCTACCTGACCAGTACCACTCAGTCATCATACTTTGTGGCAGGATCATACGTGCTTGCTCTGGGCATACACCATG